CTCCAAGGACGAGCGGTCCAATCCCTTCGCAACTGAGCTTACGAGCTGCAAGAACTCGGTCGGACTTGATGAAGCTATCATGGCCCGTAAGCTGGAAGGCTTCTTGAGCCGTCGCAGGATATTCCTGCTTGAAGAGGAGGCCATCTTTCAGCTCCGCAATCTTGGCGCGACGCCAAACCATTTGCTCGAGATCGAGCTTGTGAGCGTCGGCATAGGCCTGCTCTTCCTCATCAAGCCTGAAATCCTGCGGCACTTCGCGCCGATAACCCGGGTCCCAGAACCAAGGAATAAAAATGGCCTCATAGTCGCCATTTCCGCTCTCGGCCTGCTGCCAGCGCTCGTGAAACTCACCACCCAAACCGTTCGCCGTCGACTCCAGAACTATTTCTGTTCCCGGCAGATCCGGTATAGCTTGAACAACACCAGCAAAGTGCGTCTTCGCATTGGGCCAGAAAGCCACCTCAGAGCCGTGGAACAGCTGAACGGTCTGCGATCGCCCGGTTGCCTTTGCGCCCGCTGTGCCGACCGCGTAACCGCTTTCTAGCGCCTCGAAACTCAACTCCTTGGCGTTCGCTGCACCGGTCACAGGCTTGACCAGATCAGGACAGTGCGAATGATAGCGCTCTACCATCCCGAACAGGTTGTTCGTCGCATCCTGCTCATGCGTCAGGATGAAGACCCGGACGCCTTTGCTGTGCGATGCGCGCCAGTAATAGCGGCCACCGATATAGGTCGAGATGCCCTGTTGCCGACCTTTCAGAACGAGCGCACGAACCTTCCCGGTTCGCTGCCGCTGCGCCTCAAGCCGACCATGCAGGTAAAGCTGAGCCTGGTTGAGGGCGAGCGGCTCGATCTTTCCGGCCTTTGTCCGGATCTTGAGGCACTTGGATGCGTAGTGCCTGAAATCGTCGCGCAGCCTACGCCTGATCGTCCGTTCCCGGTCCGTCAAGCTCATTCAACGCTTCCTCATGCGAAATGCTCAAGCCGCCCGACATCTCGACAGATTGAGCGGCCTTGCCATCCAACCGGTCAGCGATTTCATGCGCCGCGGCCGTCTCTGTGCCAGCGCGGATCAGCAGTTGCCGCGCGATAAAGCGCAACGAGCCCGGCTTTGCTGGCGTCTCGTCGCCGCTCTCTGCCAACGCCGCTTCCATTCGGATTGCGTCCCGAAATGGCTTGTCCTTGTTCTGTGATCCTGCTGGGCGTCCGGCCATATTTTATTACTCAAACATTTGAATTACTTACGGGCGTCACTTCTTCTTCCCGTACGTTTTGCCGAGATAATCGTGCAGATCTCGGTCGTTCTTTTCATCCAGTTTGGCCTTGGCTTTGCGCCGGACAGTGGCCTTCTCGGAGGATGTCAGCTTCTTGTCGTGCCCGACGTCCATCAACGCCGCGCGCGCATGATCATCGTCCTCGATCGGGAAGCTTCGATCTGGCCCGGCGAAGTCACTGCCGCTGAGGGCCTTGCGAGCGTCGACGGTCAACCTCATTGCGCATCTTCCGGAGGCATGTTGCTGATCTGGCCAAGCTCAGCGAGAGCCGCTGCCGTCTCATCCCTGATCGATTTGACCATGGTGCCGCCGATCTGCTTGGTCTGTGCAGTCACGGCCTGTAGTTCGCCCACGGCCTCACGAACTTGTGCAACGCAGTCGGAACGCGCCTGCTGCAGGCCGTCCCGCGCCTCGTTCACTATCCCCCGGATCATCGCGGCAAAGCTTCCAGCAGCTGGCGCAGTCTTGACGGCTGGAACAGCCGCAGGCTGAACAGCAACAGGTGTCGGCGCGATGTCGACAGCAGGCAAAGGCGTGACGTTGAGAGCCTGAGCAACCTCAGAAGCCGACGCCTCCGCGCTCAGTTCCACGGTCTTTCCATCCATCGTCACGTACTGCTTTCCATCACCGAACCGGACCTCGATGTCATTTCGGCCGAGCGCTTCACGCAGAGCGGCTTGGCTCCCCATCTGTCTTTCCCGAGCTAATCCGTGGACGGCTTCTGCGAGGTCTGAGGCGTAGAGACGGAATAGGAGGGGTGAGAAGGCCTCAGAGACCGATCGCGCGCTTGTAGTCTGGAGGAACGCATTTGTAGCGCTCCAAGGTCGCCGCTGGCTCGTTCTTGCCGATCCAGTCCGCCGCGTATGCCTGCCCATGCACTTGGCAATCCATCGACTGATACTGGCCCAGGATGTGCTCTTGGCAGTCGGAGCCGACGCAGAGAAGCGCGATCAGGGTTGCGAGCATTAGCCGCCAATCTCGTCAACGGTCATGTTGGCCTCAAAGAAAAACCCGCTCGGCATTTCTGCCGGCGGGCGCAAATCTTTCGATTATCCGCATTTGCAAGTGATTTGGTTTAACTGTCAAGAGTCTGCCGCAACGCATCTGACAAATCACGGATTAAGTCCACAGCTTCCCTTATGGTTGAGGGGCAAACAGGCACAAAGCTTCCGGCTGCAGTCCATGAATCCGCTCTCTTGAGCAATTTCTGGCTTTCCGTCTCGTCGAACTTCACAACCCCTATCCGCTCAAGTGCAGTCAGCAATCCGGTCGCGTCGACACAACCGGCCCAATTCTTCGTTAAAATATCAACAGCGTCGAACTTCTTCATCCAAAGACCCTCCACACAATCATGACGCCGAAAAAGGCGAAGTTCATCACAAAAACATACGAAATCGCCTGTCCTCTGAATCCAAAGATCAGAGCGGCGACCAAATTAACGACGGCCAAAACGAAACACACAATCCCAGGAAAGCTCATCACCCAATTCCCCAAAGCTTAGCCAACCGATATCCCGCATCCCGCAGCATTTCGGTTGCTGCTGCGATCGCCTGCGGCTTGTTAGTCCACCCAATGCTGAAGCCAGCCGTCTCGAGCGAATGACCGGCGCAGACGATGTTGTCGATCACGATGCCTGCACGATGGCCTAGCGCGGCCCTGGCATCGCGCCATTGCTTGCGGTGGTGTGCTTGGGCCTCGGTCTTTGCCATCCCGCTCATCGAGCCTGGATCGCTCGCAAAGACGCGGTTTAGATCTGCCGAGCCCACGCCAGATTCCAACCCGGCATGATGCCAATGGTGGTGATATTTGCTCAGCGCAGAATGCTCGGCGCCGGAGATGATCCCCTTGCGCAAGGCGCGGTCGAGCGGATTATCGTGCATCACGTAGCGCCTGCCGGTGCGTTCATCGCCGCCGATCGTGAAGTTGTCGCCAGCCGCGGCGAGCCGCTGAGCCGTCGGCACCCCAACCCATTCAGGATTTGGCTTGCCCTTGATCGTCGCCGGAATCCCCACCCTGCGAACATTCTTAGTCGCTTGCGCCCCCATCAATTCCCCACCTCCGTCAAATGCGCCCAATTCTTGCCGGTCATGATCGACGATATTCGAGACTGAGAAACGCCATATCTTTCGGCAAGATCCTCTTGCCGCACTTTGCCCTTCGAGGCGAGTATCGCTCTCGCTTCAGCCTCAGTCAGCTTGGCTTGCCCGTTTCTTTCTCCAGGAAGCCTAATGAGCCGATATCTACCTTTTGAAACCATGTCCCTCATGTTGTCGGTATTGGTTCCTAGAAACAGGTGGCTCGGATTTATGCACCCCCGATTGTCACACCGATGGCAAACAAATAATCCTGCCGGTATCGGGCCGCAGTGGAGCTCGTAAGACAGCCTATGAGCCCGCAACTTTTTTCCATTGTACCGAATTACGCCGTAACCCTTTCGGACCTTCAATGCCGTCCACTCCCAACAGCTATCCGGTCCACCGATGATCGCATTAGACAAAAGCCTCTTAATGGTATCTTCCCGGTCTTCATCCACCCGGCGGATATTGCGCTTGCTCACGATTGCCCCCAAAGCCGTCATTGAATTTCCCTGTTTGACACGAGCTCTTCGACGCCAGCCACGATGTTGCTTTCGTATCCTGGAGGCCATTTCGACGGGAAGCGCCATCCTCCCCTTCGATCTCGAGGATATGGCTTCCCAAGGGTGGCTCTGCCGTAGGAATCCCAAGCTTCCAGCTGCTTCTGGTCGAGAACCTGAACGCAACCATCGTCCGCAACGAACGCGGCCACTGCCCTCTCGGTGAAGTCCTCCGAGTTCAGCCAGCTCGCCGGCATCGGGATAAATTCCGTGCCGATCTTCGAGCGATGGGTTTCGCAAAGCCGACTAGCTGCAGCGATAATCGCTTGCGGGTCGACTCCGGTTTTCACCAGAGCGTTGAATTTCCGCTCTGCGGCTTTCCAGCCGTAGCTGCCTTGGCGTCTGGGATAGACCTTCCGAAGGTTTTCGAAATCTTCACTCGAAGGCGAAGCCGCACGAGAACGCGAAGCGTTCGGCTCAGCAGGTCCAAGGTCCACGGTACTAGGTCCTAGGTCCGTCGACGAGGTTTCGAGAGGTTTCGCGACTATTCGCGAGGTTTCCACGAATTCAGGAAGCCGAGACTTAGACGGCTTATCAATCTTCTGATGTTCCAGCCACTTAGTCACTTCCAGATATTGCGAGCCGTCAACCTCATATCGACGGATATGATCGCCGTGCTCGAGCTCAGCCAGCCAGCCGTCAATAAGGTCTCGAGCGTCGTCATCATATGGGTATAGAAGGCTCGCGAGCATTCGCGAGGCTGCGCGAGCCCTCCCGGCATCGTCGACTATCGTCCAGAGCTGAATGTAAAGCAGCCGGGCATCTCGAGATAACTTCCCGATGCTCTCCGATTGCGGGAATTCAGGCTTAATGGTGCGGATGCGAGCCATCAGCTGTTGCGCTCCTAACCTTGTTCCAGCAAACGCCGCAAAAATATTTCCATGCAGGCCCTGTGCTATATTTCTTGGCACAGGCTATTTCCATCGCCTCGCGGACTTCGAACACATTGAGGCGCTCGAGAAACATTCGAATGCTCACCATGTACTCACGGCGAATGGAATCTTCTGCGAAGCGCTCCATGAAAATATCGGCCACGGACCACGCCTCTTCGTCCTGGCGCTCTTTCCGCAGCTCAAGGATCTGGTAATACGCCCGGATCTGAGCTTCGCGCTCGGCAACAACAGCAGCTTTTTCCTCGAGCGATTGAGGAATGCTCGAGAGCAGTGCGGCCCCCTTCCCCCGGTTGCAGTCCCAGCAAGCGGTAACGAGGTTGTCCATATCGTTAGAGCCGCCCTCGGCTACCGGATGAACGTGGTCCACCTCGAGAAGAACCGTTTCTGACGGATGGGCGCCACAATACACACACTGGAAACCGTCCCGCTTGAACACGTCAAAGCGGAGTTTTTTAGATATGGCTATGCGCGGCATTATTCGATCCCCAGAGAGGACCTGTAGAGCTCAATCTGAGCTTCACGTGCCTGGCGCTTTTCAACATCCTCGCGCTGCGCTTTGACGATCGCCCGGAGCGCCGGGACATCGAAACCATTGGATTTGGCTTCGAGGTACACTTCGCTGATGCTGTCCGAGATTTCCTTTTTCTCGTCCATCAGCGTGTTGATCCTGGAAACGATGGACTTAAGCTGGTTGTCGCCCGGGGCTGTCATGTGATGCGCTCTCGGTTTGTGATGGAACTGGAACGCGGTTGATACTGGAATCACGCAGAGCCAAGGCCGTGCCGTCAATGAGGATGTTGGCGAGATGGGCCTGAGCGATTTCAAAGCGCAGGAGGTCATCTGAGCCGAACGGCTGAATGTTGAGCATGTAGCGGCCTGGTGCTGGCGTGGTCAGATAGGCGAGCTTGGCTATCATGCCGCCCTGCTCTCTTTCTTGAGCTGGCGCGTCACCTTGTCCTTGAGCAGCGATTCCAACTCGCCGCGGCGGATGCTCCGGGGCGGCTCGGCAGCTACCAAGGCCCGCAAATGTGCGATCTGATGCGCGAGCGGCAGCCGCGTGATGCGATTGGTCACGATATGGATCGGAATCGCCTTCATGCTTGCACCATTGCTGTCAGAGTTGCGATGTCGGAAAAGAGCTTTTCGTCGTGCAGGAGCTGCGAGGAAATCTTCTCAACTGCATGAACCAAAGTTGAATGGTCTCGTCCGCCGAAGCGCTTTGCGATCTGCGGAAACGACTTCTTCGTGAGCTTTCTACAGAGGTACATTGCGACGTGCCGCGGCTTTACAATTTCAGCCGTGCGACAGCTTGAAGTGAGGTGATCCCTCGAAACCCCGTAGAACAACGCCACCGTTTGCTGGATGTGCTCGACCAACGGAAGGCGCATGGATGGCTTTTCATCTTCCTCGATCAGATCGAAGAACCACATGCAATGATACCAATCAGCCATGTAATTCCGCGCCGGAACCGCAAGCACTCGTGCCTGTTGGATCACTTCTGGCGCGATCTTCTTCACACCGTACGGTGTATTCGGGATCGAATAGGATCGATTGGCTGGGGGAGCTAGAAGCGAAGCGCGCCTGGCAATCTCCGCATGAAACTTTTTCCGACGTTCAATAGCTTGCGCAAGCACACTCATACGCTTCCCCCTGCTCTGCCCGGCGTCGCTCTCGCGCACGCCACAACACACTTTCAGCTTCAGCCTCGGTGAGGCCGCACTTCACCGAGATATCCTTCGTGTCGAATCCGCAGTCCCACAGCCAAAGAACGTCAGTTTCCTGATCGACGCTGACCATTCATGGCCCTCTTGAAATTTTCGGCCGACGCGACTGAGGGATCAGTTAAGCTCAGGGCATCGGCCGTCCGTGCCCCCGTTTCCGGGGCCAGCGCACAGAAAGGATTTGCAACTTCTAAACTCATTGTCCCATCACCTCAGGCGCGATCCTGACCGCCAATGATGCGAGCAAGACGCTCAAGGCGATCAATTTCCGCGCGAAAAAAATCCGGATCAGAAGCCGACAACCCTGCTGCGATAGTCTGGTATTGGTCCGCCAGTGCATTTGCTTCTCTACGTGCTTCAATTACCTGTGCCGCTCGTCTGATATCCCGTGCCGCCCAATGCTCGGGATCGTCTATTTCCCCGTACCAAAGCGCCTTGACGGTCCTGAACGTCACCGTCTCGCGCTTCAATTTGAGGATTTTACGAACCGCCTCAGGAACGCCGGCTAACCAGCTTTCGCGGGTATCAAGCCAGTCCTTCGGACCTGCTATGATTGCGATCTCTTTACGCACTGAACTCTCTCCGGAAGACTTTTCCATTTTTCGGAACCCTCATGGTGTTGATTGGAACCATGAGGAACGCAGACAACGAGAATGAACCTTTGACTTTCGAACCGATCGGCCTGGCCGCCGAAAGGATCGCGAATTTGCTTCACTCGTACTTTTCAGAACGAACAGAAAAACAGAAGGAACAGACTGACGGGGATACTGGCCGCAGTCGCACAGAGAAGGAGAAGACCGACGAACACGCACGCTATGTCGATCAGCGCTTGCGCGAGCTTCGATCTTTTGAGCGGAGGTTCACCAAAGGCTGAAGGGATATAGATTTCCCGTCGTGCCCCCGCGGGAAAGGCAGGGAAGCCGAACTTGTCCAGCCGCGTATCGGCTTCCCTGCTCATGCTTCAATCTCCTGCTTCGAAGGATTCAGCATGGCAGTGAAAATGGAGATGTCAGTTTTGCGCTCGACAACGGGGCGGAAGCGTTCAGGCAAAAATGTGCGCTCCATGCCATCTTTGAACGGCGGATATGCACTCTTCACCTCCAACAAATAGACCCCAATCTTGCCCGCCGGGGTAAGCACCACACCGGAGATTGTGTAGATCTCACCCTTCTTAACGCTTATCGGGAGCTTTCTTCGATAAGGGTACTGGTCGACAAACTTCGGCGCGTCGTCCACGCAAACCACCTTCTGCCCGACACGAAACGTCATTTCATCCCCCATCGAATTGATCGACCGATCCTGAATGCGATCGGGATTTGCGCGATGAATGCAACTGCAAGCGCGAGGTGCCAATTCATGCGAGCGCTCCTGCAACCATCGCGTGATGCTTCGCCAATTGCGCGCTTGCCGAAAATTCCCGCTTGCAATCGTGTTGTTCGGGTGACTCAGACGAATTACGGAGAGATTGCGAAAAGCCTACAAATAAAGGCCTGCGCGAATGTTCCATATCGGAACACGATGCAACGCCGCGACGATTGTTTTCACGTTTTGCTTGCAGCGATCCCGTTACCGGCGCACACTGTTCCCAACAAAAAACAAGAACGGTTGGGGGTAAGAAATGCGCGGTGCGGAATCGTCTGGCAGTCCGATCGTTCTCGACGCCTCGGATCTGCAGGATCAATATTATTCGGATGTCTTTTACGAGGATGCCGGCAACGGATTGGTGCGGATCATTCGCTACGTAAAAAAGAAGGGCCTCCTCGTGCCCGTTGTAAGCACTCTCTCGTCGGCTCAATCGCTCATCCAGTTTGGAGAAGACATCTCCAACTTCGCGCGAGCTGTTCTGAGAGGGAGCGCGTCGCTTCATTAGACGGGCGCCTCTTCTGTAGCCACATGATCAGCAAGCGTCGAGGCCGGGATTCCGGTCACGTCCTTGATCTTGGGCCAGTGGCGCTTGCGAGGAAGATGCAACCCGCGCTCCCAGCGCGAGTAAGTCATCGCGTCCACATCGAGGAGCTTGCTAGCTTCCTCTTGGGTGCGTTCGCCGCGCCATGCTTTCAGGGGATTTGTCATGGCCGCTATCTATACACAAACTGTTAGTTTGCGCAAGGGCCCATAACATTTTGCGAATAGTGACGTAAACACAATGTGTTAGTAGTATTCTCGGGCTATGCCCCACAAAATCGGACCACGAAGACCTTTCCGGCATTTCATTGTCGAGCACCGGGAATCCAAAGGGCTGACCCAAGAGCAGCTCGCGGATCGCATCGGATGCGATGCCATGACCGTTTCCAGGTGGGAGAACTACAAGGTCCGCATTGACTTCAACATCCTCGCAGCCGTCGCAGAAGCGCTATACGGCGATATGGCAGAGCCAGAGGACATGCTGCACCATCCGGAAGAGCCGACAGCGGATCAGCTATTGCGGCAGCTCCCTGAGGATGACCAGCAACATTTTATGAAGCAGATCAAAAGAGCGGCTAATCAGGGCTAAGCGTCGGGGGAAGCTTGGGGCTATGTCGAAGAAGGCTATTTTCGCGATATTTCTGTCTCTTCCGCTGGCAGCATGCTATTCGGATCAAGAACGCGCGCTTGGCAAATGTAAGTTCGCGGCCCAGCTCAAGTATCCAGAATCGACATGGCAAATAGGGTATCCCAGACAGAGCTATCTCGAGGGATGTATGGAGGCGGCGGGCTATAATCTGTCACAGTTCCAAGATAGCTGCCCAAAGGACAATGCTATCGACTATGGGGCCCTTCTTCCGGAATGCTATATCCCGATGGGAGTGACCGACAGCGTGATCGTCAGAGCTGAAATGTGGATACGGCAAAAGGGAAAGTAGCGCCCCCTATTCTACTCTGCTCCTAACCCGCTGAGATTCGGCGGGTTTTTATTTGTTCGCGTTTAACTAACATTTTGTGTCGATTTGCCGTTGACGCGTCTAACAGTTTGTGTATAGTCCATCCATCAGATCGAAGCACCGATTGATGGAGCCCGCAGATGAAACCCCTCACCCTCGGCACCGGCCAGAT